AAATGCTCCCGGTACTTCACCGAGGTGGCTGATCAGGCCGCCGGCGCCTTTAATCACTTTGGAAATGCCCTGAACACCAGTGACAATCTTTCCAGCTGTACCAAGCACAGGCCCAGCGGCGGCAACGATAAGTCCAAGTTTTACAATCAGGTTTTTATGACCTTCATCCAGACCATTCAGCCAATTAACAACGCCTTGAATTCCGCCCACAATATCGCGGATTGTCGGCATGATGGTATTGATTGAAGAAATTGCCAATTCCTGAAGCTGAGAACCCAAAATCGTCAACTGACCGCCTAAATTATCGCGCATGGTTGCGGCCATTCCCTCAGCCGCCCCGTCATACTGCTCGACAATTTCCAGACCCTGCTCTAACGCCTGACTCATTGGCATAACGGAGCCATCCGCAGTACGGACAAATGTTTCCCCAGAAGTTGCAACCGCGTTCTTTAATTTTTCGTAGTCTTCAGGAGCGGCGTTAACAATTGCGAGCATACCAGACATCGCATTTTTGCCGAAAATAGTTGCGGCAGCCGCGGCCTGTTCTGCTTTACCTGTTGTTATCAGTTCCTCGCCGACACCATGGCATACTTTTTGATATTCTTCTTCTGTCATTCTACGCTGACCGAGAACCGTATAACCAAGATACCGTGCCTGCGCCGCTTTGGCTTCTTCTTCCGTCATCCCCTCTAAATAGTCGGAACCAATGCCCATAATGGCCGCGTATTCTTGCTCAGCACCTGACAGCGCCAGTAATTCTTTATGCGATATGCCAACATGGCCATCAAGTAAAGCCATCGCAATTGCATTTTCCCTAGTTGCTTCCGAACTAACGGCCATTTTTTCACGCAAATGATCCATCAATTCCGCCATAGATTTAACTTCGCCATTATCGTTTGTTAACGAAATGCCTAACCTATCCATAGCGGCCTGCATTTTATCCGAAGGATTTGCGAGATTCGTAAGTGCCGCTCTTAATGATGTACCTGCCTGCGAGCTTTTTATACCTGCGTTCGCCATCAATCCAAGAGCAACAGCCGTATCATCCGCAGACATGCCCAAAGCGCCCGCGACAGGTGCGACATACTTGAATGATTCACCAAGCATTGAAACATTCGTATTGGCATTTGAAGAAGCCGCCGCCATAATGTTCGACAGCTCGCCCGCCTGACCTGCGGACATGCCGAAGGCAGTAAGCGCATCAGTCACAATGTCGGAAGTTGTGGCAAGCCCTTCCCCGGATGCCTCAGCAAGGCTCAGAATTCCAGGAATACCGGATATCATGTCCTGAGCCTTCCAGCCAGCCATGGCCATGTATCCCATTGCGTCGCCGGCTTCCGAAGCTGAGAAGCTGGTAGCCGCGCCCATTTCGCGTGCGGTTGTACGCAGTTGATCCATTTCCGCAGCTGTCGCGCCTGAGATCGCCTGAACATTAGACATGGATGAATCGAAGTCCATCGTGGTCTTTATCGCGGCAGTTCCGATCGCGGCAACGCCAAGAGACAGCGGCATAACTTTGCTTGCAGCACTGGAAAGCCCCGCGCCGATCTTCTCGCCCGCGCTCTTACTTGCTGATGCGGCTTTGCTGTCATTCAGTTCTTTACTTACACTATCAACTATCCCCGTAGCATCCGGTAATAGTCGTATATACGCGGTTGCAATGCTACTTGCCATGTCTCACACTCCATTTCCATAAGCGGCTTTTATGGCTAATTCCGATGCTCTGTATTCTTCTATTGCGTCAGATAATGAAATCTTTTCTTTTTTCTCTTCTCTATGTATTTCAAGCAGTTGAGGTAAAATCATTTTCGGCTGATTTTGGTGCTTGTATCCGTCCTCTGACTGCATCCACACTAAATTGGCTATCCTGTCAGCCATGTATGCAATCAAATACTCCTGACGTGTGATTGGTATGCCTGAAATCCGTCTTTTTGTCCTACTATCCAAAGATAGGCCGCTCGCAAGCGCCGCAATGTGCAGCGCCCCGAACGACCTATAGTCATGGATACCATAATATTCAGCTAAATCACAAATTAAATCCGTCTCGCCTTCCGCGATTGCGTTGGCGAGGAATATTAGTTTTTTGCCTGCTCTCCCACGGCGCTCATGATTTCCGCAATGATATTCTGCATCTTTGTGGCAGATATTGTTCCGTCAGACTTCTTGCACATTTCCTTGAGCCGCTCCGCGTCTTCCGGAGACAGACCGTTATTGACGACAAACAGACACATTTTGTAGTCAGACAGCCCGTCATTGCTTCCAAGGATTTCCACAAAGCGCCAATCATCGAATTTATCGCGGTCAAGCTCGCAGGTGAAACCGGATGGCGTCGTTATATCAACAACATTCTTTTCCTTCTTCATTTTCCCTCATTTCTCATGCTGTCACAGTGACCTTGCACGCTGCTGTAGTGCCGCCAAATGTCGCGGTAATAGTTGCCTCACCTGCTGCCACACCTGTTACAGTTCCAGCAGCGACCGTTGCAACTGCGGTGTTGCTGGATGCCCATGTGATCGTTGCACCTGCCGGAACAACCGTTGCCGTGATTGCGGTTGTGCCAGATACGGCAACTGTTGCGGTTGTCTTGTCCAGCGTGATAGACGGTTTCGGAGCGACGTATTCATAATGGTTCTTCTCGTCAACCGGATTCGGCAGGCACATGATCGTCAGCGGATAACCAACTGCCGTGTCATCCTTGTAGGAAATCTCCCCAACCTCAGAGATTTTTCCGTAAGGAATTACGATACGCTTTTTCGCGCCGCCCGTGATGATCATGTCGATGACATACACATGCTCAATATCATCGGAACTGTCGATGGTGATGAACATGCCGCCCTGTTCCATGGAGCCGGAAACATTGTCGTCCCCGTTTGCTGCCTTCTGTACCGCCGCATTAAGCGACTCGATGAATGTCCCGGCAAAAGTATCCGTGTGCTCTGTCAACGGCGCTAAGACAACCTGACCGCCCCAGGCCCTGATCTCCGTGGATGTCTTCGAGTTATTGTTGGTCATGCCGTCGCTGGACACGTAACCCATGCACTCAAACGCAGCGTCAAGCTCTTCTGTTGCGGCTGCTGCATACGCAAGCGGCGTATCGTCTGCCGGGATCGGGTACGGAGTGCCGACCGGAGCGCGGAAGATCGCGCCGTTGATTTTGGGCTTGCCCACAGTTACAAAACCTTTGTTATTACCCATGTTCTCTACTCCTCATATGTGATAATGAAAACTGATTGATATCTGTATTGCTTTGTGGAGTGATCCGTGTAGTTATACGGACCGCTATTCAAGTCAACTGAAAAGATGTGGTCATCTTCAAGCAACGTGAAAAATGCGTCCCGTGCGCGGTTTGCAAGTTCAGCGGCTCCGTACATCGTCGGTGCGTATGACTGCACCGCTATGGTGGCGTGTTTGATGTGGTTTTCGATATTGCCGCCTGTCCTCTCAAGCACTACGTAAGTGCCGGAAAGATCGGCAGGCTTTTCCATGTGGACAGGTACTCCGGAGAGTGCCGTAAACATCCCATTCCGCAAAATCACCTCAATAGGCATAATCACTCTCCTTTTTTCATGTGCATTCCGGCAGACTGCGCCGCCTTCAGCATGGTGTTGTCTTCCAGATTCTTCTTTTCGCCACGCTCACCGGAAGGAAAAATCTCCGTCAATCCAATCCACCCACTTTTGGTGGTTTTAGTTTCCGCTTTGAAATTTTCCCCGCCTGACAGCTGGTTAGCTTCGCGCGCTACGGCTTCGCCTGCTGTCTGCATGAAAGCACGGACTTCACTGGAAGACATCATCTCGTTAATGCCCTTTAAATTCACCTCGACCCGCGCAATTTTACCCGCCATACTCTTCGCACCTGACTTTCATGTGCCATGGACCCGGAATATTCGCCTCAATGCCGGTGATTGGAAATCCGAAAGTCCGCATGATGTGTGTATTGCCGTATGAATCAGTCCATGAGACTTTTTTATCCTTCCAGTCGTGAGTATCGCCTTTTGGAATTCCGAGCATACACAAAAGCACCTTGCCGTATAACATCGTGCTTTCCGTGATATCGTCCGTCGTAGGCTGTCCAACTAGAACATTTTCCACCTGCGTTTCTGTCTCTTCATAGATCGGAGCGCCAAATGGGTCCGTTCCACTCTGTATAGTTTCGTACAGAGTAACGGTTGTGCCGCGGATCATGGCGTCACCTCTTCCGGATCGGGCGCCGGTACAAGTTCCTGTGTTGGGCTATAGCCGCCGATTGCATTCCCTAAACCGAGCAAGCGTCTGTCTGCACGGGATACATACAATTCACCGACAGTCCCGCCGCTACTAACGGTCCACGACTGCACATAGCCGAGCGCGCTCTGGCTGCCCTGTGTCGCTCCGATTGGATACGATGTGGACCCGTCACCGATTGCGCGGATAACCATGCTGCATGAAACAATTTTCTTTGCTGCTTCGCTTGCGTTTGGCGCAACCGCATCAATCCGCGCCGCGGCGTCTTCCAGCAATGTGCTGATTACTGCCTGTTCATCCGCGTCAAGTATGCGGGATGTCCGCGCCTGCACGTCCTGTACAGTTGCGTATGCTGACATTATTTTTTCCTCGTTCTCTTCTCCGGCTCAGGCTGTTTTGCTTCGTGATCGGTTTTACCTGCTGAAGTCGGGGCAAGTAAATGCCCCAACTCAACATAGTGTTCAACCCGATCATCTGGCACGAACATCTCTGTACCGGTTACGCGGTTGATCAGTTTTCTCATGATGCGTGCGTCCTCGTAAATGCGTTAAAATATGCGGTTTCCGCAATGAATCCGACCTCGATTTCACAGCGGACAGCAAACATGTTCTGCTGGAAGAGGTTAACGACATTTCCGGAACCAATGTCGAGCGTTGCATCTGCTGAGTAGCCGATTCTCACGCCCTCAACTGTTCCATACATTGCGTGAGTCCAGTCACCGGCAAAACCAACAATATCAGGTACAGCCGGATCATTGCCGGATGCGGCAGCGCCCGCCTTGTAAGCTCCGGCAGTGAAGTATGTAGGCGCGCCCAGAAGACGCGGAATAGCACCTTCCGCAGCGCTATTGATGAACAGCGGACGCTTGTTAGTATCTACCGCACTAAGCAGAATCCCGCGCCCCTGTGGCGAGAACACAAATCCGTTGATCGTTCCGCTCTGTTCTGAAATGTCGATATCCGCAGCAACAAGCCCGTCATAAGCTGTCTTGTTTGCGGTGTCGAGCGCCTGAGCCGTTACGGCTGAGAAGTTATCAAAGTTAGCAAGCGTTCCGCTGGACGGTCCAAAGAATACCGTGTTGTCGAATTTCTTTGCAAGCACGCCCGGAAGCCTTGCGATCAGTGCATCATACAGCGCCGCCGCATCGCGTCTGAACTCATCGGAAAACGTTTCGATGACTGCCAGCTTGTGAGCCTGCATAACCTTTTTATTAAGTGCAGCATTGGAAACCGGCTTTGATCCTGTTTCCGTTACCCATGCCGGTTCGGGATCACCCTCGATGACCGGAATCTGCACGCCGCGACCCGGCAGCGGAATCTGGCGCGCGAGTCTCATGATTGTGGATGCTTCCTGTGTCTTCTGAAGGATTTCAGCAGAAACCTCATTAGGAAGCTGGATATTAGTTCTGTTAATCGGCTGTCCTGTTCCTGTAATAGCCATTTCAATCTCCTTTGCTTATTATGAAAGGTTTTGAAACCATTCGTTAAACTGTTCACGCGTTGATAGTTTCCCGGCGCTTCCAGGTTCTCCGCCATCCGGAACCGTTGGATACATGGACGGTTTCGCGAATTCTTTTATAGCGTTTGCTTGTTCCGTACATGCTTCCTCTGTGTCATACGTCAGCATAGACATCGGGACGCCTGTTTCCCGCGAGACTTTTTCTCGCATATCACGCAGCGCGTTTGCGCTTTTAAGCTCTGTTAATTCCGTCTCAACATTCCGCAAGCGTTCAACTTCTCTTGCAGTCTCTTGCAGCTTCTTTAATTCATCGTTTGCGGCATTGAGTTGGGCCTGCAGCGTTTCCGCTCCTGATCGTGCATTGTTTATATCAGACCCGTTAATGCCCATGAGTTTATTGATCTGTTCCGGTGTAGCCTCTGGAAAGAGAGCCGTAATATCTTCACGCTTCATTTTTTAATTCTCCTTTTCACTACGCTTTTTACGTGGTTGCATCACATGCGTTTGCTAGTTTTACGTCATCCCGGACATTTGTAATAAAAAAGCAAGCCTTAACGGCTTACTAATTTCACACTTTCATTTCTTCAGCTGTCGATGCTTCGCGCTCTTTTTGCTTTTCGTAAGCATCGCGTTTTTGTTCGTTTATTCTTTCGCTGTTTTCCGCATAGAACTCACGACGCATGGAGTTTAGTTTTTCCTTTGATGAACGTCCGTCAGCACTTGCGTAAATGCGTTTATAAAGTGTTGGGTTATATCCTTCGTATTCCGTTGCGTTATCAAATCTCACGGCAAACATGCAATCACAATGCGGATGTATATGTTCCGCGTGTCCATCCTTCAAGTATGACGCGGATGCGCGTTGCCATCCATTTGAGGCGAGCATCAGGCAGAACGCGCACGTTGTTCCCATTGGAATCCATGCCCATTCCCCACCGTCGCGTATCGTGTTTTTCATCGTTGTGTCAACGCCCGCCATTTTCACAAGCCGCTCCACAGAACCGGCAACTATTTCATCATTTCCGGTTTTCAGTGTTCCGACAACTGATTTCGCAACCTCGTGATAACTTGCCGTTTCAGCAGGTTCAGCCGGAGCAAAATGCATTCCGGATGCGAGCGACACAGCGTCATACATTTCACACGCAACGGCCGTTGCAGCTTCTCCGTAAGCCGTAGCAACTCCATAGGAATATTGCAGCAGTTCAGTCGGGTCCGTAATATTCACTGCGCCACCCAATTCCGTCAGCTTTGCGCTTACAAGATTACCGGCGGCTGTATTAACCTTATGCATCTTATCAACGTAATCCAACCAAATGTCAGCCGATACCCGCATTATTCAATTCCTCAAACATCGTTAAACCGCGCGCCCGCTGTTCCTGTGCTTTGATTCTCCGTATGTCCGCAGGTGTAAAGCCAACCATTTCCAAGAAAACATCTGTATTTGCGAAACCAGGGCGCGCGGACGCAAGTTTTATTGCTGCATCTGTTGTACTTGCTATTGACGGCATTGAGGGGTTACGGAAGTGCGCCACAATATCGCGCTGCTCATCGCTCAACTCATCAATTGTTGTATTTTCTGAGATCGCAAGCGCCATGAGCGCGATATTACGAAGCGCAAGCGAATTATTGTTATTTAAGTCTTCCGCAAGTCCAATTAGCGTTTTCATCTGCGCCTCGATCGCGTCTGAACTCGTTGGATTTGCGTCATTTACAACGCCTGTATCCGTCACGGAAAGCCCGGTTGACGCCGCGAACTGCGTTGCAAGTACACGAATCATTTCGACATGTGGCGCAATCGTGCCTTGCTGGAGCTGTCCGAATGTGGGCTTTTCGCCTGTCTCCGGATTTGTCGTTGCTGCAATAATCGAGCCTACATACTGTTTAAACTTACTGTTTACGACTGCGTCATACTGGTCATCCGTAACACCAAGCAAGTATTTTTGCGGAGCTGTTGAAAACTCAATGCCGATCGCGGCGTCAGCAATCGTCCTGACGTATCCCTGTATCAATCTGCGGACTGGCTCTTTGATGCGAGAACGTCCAAACGGCTTTGCACTGGTTGCGTTCCAGATCATCGGAACGAGCAGCGGCGCGCCCATCCTGTGTGGAAGATATTCGGCATTCCAAACACCAGAATTATTCCGCAGAATATACACCGCATCTTCCGTATAGTAATTGATCACTGTCGGCATTCCGTTCTTGCTGTCAGCAATCACGAATCCGCAAAGAATTCCGCCTCGTTCGCCATCCCAAATGGCCGCAGCAGATAACGGAGAATGAAAACGAATCTTACATCCCGTTCTCCTATCTTTGGAAAGTGTTGCGAACACACAACCAAATTTTAATTCATCGCGGCAGGCTTTCGCGTATTCCGAAAGCAACGCATTATTTTCAACGATTTCATTCAATCCCGGAATATCCGCACCCTGAGAGCCGACAAAGCCATCAAATATTGATCGAGCCGCCAAAACGTCAACAGCCTTCGCTCCCCAGGAACAACCAACCTCAAGCCCGCGCATTCCGTGCGGAAGTGCGATGCCCAAATTGACCTCACTTAGCCTGATCTTGCCCTCATAATAGCGTTCTTTTTCGATATTTTTGGAACAGTGGCTCACGTATGCATCAATGCATTTTTGAAACCGCTGTTGTTCAATCGGCGGCATCCCGCGAATTGCTCCGACTGCAAAGTTGAATATTTCCTCTGTCCACATATATCAATTCCTAACCTATCCGCATTTTGCGCGATGGATCACGCTTTGATGTCTTTACGCCCCACAATGCAAGGCTTGCCGCTTCAATCGGTGCGGAATTATCACCGCCGAAGCCCCAGCCGCCGCCGATCGGGCGCTTTACCGATGTTACTGCGCTATCCCTCAATAATTCCTGACCCTCAAACCATGTTATTGATTGTTCATTTACCGCATCAGTCAAAGTGCTGACCGCCGCCAAAACATCGCGCGTTGTTGGTCGGATTATTGAGCCTTTAAACTTCCAAACATCCTGCAAGCGATCTATCAGAACGTCAACGCCATTTCTGCCATCAATTACTACGCATGACGCCTTGTTATAGCGCTCACAAAGCCATTCTGACAGCCAGCGCGTTCCATGCCCTGTAGGCTTGCAATCTATCAACGAGACGCGCGCAGGCCCCTCAGAGGGCAACACAGCGCCACACAGGCACACCATAGAGCCATCAATCGAGAATTTCACGCCATACGCTGTTTTGCCTTCCGGTTTTTGCTCTGATGACTTGCAGGCATCCCAATCTGATGCAGTGATTGCGTAATCTGTTTTTTCTTCAATCACTGGCATCCACCAGCCAAGGCGTTCCCTTGCGAAACCATCGACACTCATGGACCGCATTTCTTCCGCTGTAAAATCCTCATCAAGCCTGATTCCAAGCGCCGGATTGCTCATATACCAGAGATTACGGTCACTTATATTGATTTCTTCAATGCTCTTTGCTTCAATACTCCATTCATGCCAACAATCATGCTTCCCCGGATCATTTATTGCGGCGTTCCGTCTTCGTCTAAAGACATCGCCGGGGCATCCGGGATAAGGTGGAGTGCCTGTGTATATTATCTGGCGCGTTCCTGTCGCGGATGCCGAAAGTGTCGCCATGATCGCCTCAACCTGTGAATCTTCCAATTCCTGGCATTCATCATAAACGACAAGCGAAATACCATCGAAACCTCGTGCAGCCTGCCGCGAACGTGCGGAAAACTCGATTGACCCACCATTATCTAGTTCGATGCATTCCTCGCCGTTGGTGTACCGGATCGCTTTCACAATGTCTGTTACTTCCGGATGCCGCTTATCCGTAAACATCGCGGCGAGCCTGCGGAATGATTTCTTACTTGTCCGCACCTGAT